ATAGCTTTATTTTAGTTTCAAGCAAATTTGTAGCAAACGCTTCTTTTTTTATTTATTTTTTTTTCTTCTCTTATCTTCTCTTCTCTTCTCTATATGCTAAGCAAAACTGTAGCAAATGCTAAGCAAAGGCTATAATTTTGCTACAATAACAGGTAAGAATTAATTTAACGAATTGCATACCATCCTCTATTGTGCTGTTTTAAATGAATTAAAGCTACATAGCGCAGCGCATCCAGTAGGTGATTAAATTTATCTACGGGCTTTTGTAAGCTATTTCCATACTTGTCAGTAGCCCATTTATAAGACCTAAATTCCTTTTTTAAGTTACTGCTATTAACTACATTGATCTTAAACCTTTTAAGAATATCAATTCCATTTAAAATACTGTCCTTGCCTTTAACTGCTGGTTTGCATCCTACAAGACCATAACGGTACATCTCCTCAATGCTTTTCGGCTCACTGGAGTCACAAATTATTTCATTCCTACCAACTATTGGCATTAGTCTTTCAGCTAAGTCCTGGTTGGTTAATCCTTTTTCATAGAGTATTTCTTGTAAGTAAAGTTCATCACCTAACCTATAAACACCAACACAAGCACTTGGATCGAGACTATAACCAAAGTCAAGACCATAAGCTATTAACTTACAATCAGGCATCTTATCAACAAAGCTAACATTCTCATATATTAAACCACTTATATTTCCATACTCACCTAAGCCATATATCTTCCAGAACTCTTTATCTGTGTGCTGTAGATACTCTATTTCTTTAATTAAGCTTTCTGGCAAGAATGAATTGTCTTTATAGTTACTTACTATCACCTCAACATCACCTACTTCATTAGCTCTTTTTATTTCAAGCTCTTGATTAATCCATACTTGCTCATCATCAGGATTGAAGTCAACAAATATCTTATTTTCAGTTCTCATAAGTAGCTGAAAGAACTCTTGCTTGTATTCAAGTTCATTGGCTTCATTGCAGTACAGAATGTTTCTTTTAGCACCTCTCAGCTTCTGCTGGTCATCTGCACCTATAAACTCAACCAACCTATTTCTAAACTTAAATGTTTTCTTGGTCTTGTTGTGTTCAATCTTATCATACCAATTACTATTCTTTAGTATCTCAATGAAGTCTCTTATTATTGTGCCATCAAGATTGGTTCTGTATTTCCTCACAGAAGTCCAAACACCTTCATATAGGTATTGACCTTCACCATAGTTGCCAGTAATTAGCCATAAGGCACATAATTGGTTTATAGAATAAGTTTTACTTGATCTTGTGCCACCTCTATTAACTACAATCTTCTTATCAGTATCATAGTTTCTTTCAAATATCTCAGTGCAATCAATGGTCAGTTCTTCCATTTCTGTTTATTACAACTTGTATTTCTCTTATTGTTTGGTCTATTTGTGTCTTGTCAGGTTCATTCAATCCAAACATCTTAGCTAAGCTATCATAAGCACCTCTATAATCTGAGCCTTTAACCATTTCTTTAAGCAAATAAAACTTCTGCTTTTCATCCTTAGTTAGTTCTTCTTTACTTGCTAATTGCATTAAGCTTCTCCAAGCCTGTATGATTTCAAGATAGCCTTTAGCTACATCAGACCTGGTAATTTCAAACTTCTCAGCTTGTTGTTTTTGTAGCTCTTGAATAGTTAGTAATATGTTAGTATCTGCTAACAACTTACTTGAATTGACTTTTATAGTATCTAAACTTGTATTTGGTCTAACATCATAAGCTCTTCTGTATGCTTCACTACCATTGCCAGTAGTTACATATTCCTCACAGAATTTTCTTTGCTTAGGTGTTAGTTTTTTACTCATACTTTGTATTTAATCCAAAAATATCATATGCTTTAGCTAAATCTTCTTGTGAGTATGTTTTAAACAATTCATTATCTTCAAATCCTAACCATAATTCTATGTCATCTTCAAAGTCTCTATTAAATGGACAATTAGTCTCTTTAATTATTAAATCATAATGTGATTGTTTATTCCTACAAATATATCCTGAATTTATTTTTGTTTCAGGTTCATATTTACTTAATATTTTAATTAGTTCTTTTACTTTCATTTTAATTGTTTTATTTATTCATATTTCAACTTTATTTCTGCTCTTACATTTTTTGCTCTACTGCTGTATGGTCTTAGTATAATAGCTTCCAAATCATCCTTTATATGCTCAAGTTCCTTTTCAGCTTTTATTTTTTTTTGTTTTAGTCTTTGATAGCTGCTTATTTTCATACTCTTTAATTAAGTCTTTTACCCATTTTGGATATTCTCTATTGCTTTCCTCTATTACTTGCAATTGAGCTATTAACCAACTGCTTTTGAATTTGCCTTTTGTTCTTTCTATTAATTCTTGTTGTAGTATGTTGATCAACTGGCAAAGGTTCACTGTTACTAATTACATTTAAAATAAAACTATCAGGCAAGTATTTCAATCTTTGTTTCATAGCCATATACAAAACAAATGTGTTTACTGCTTTACTGCCAAACTTCTCTTTTTGCTCTTTTATTTCTTTAGCAGTTAGTTTCATTCAATATCAGCAAGGTCTTTAGTATCTACCTTAAACTTCTTACCACCAGTATTGCTATGGCTTACCAATGCATATTTACTGGTCAAGTGTTTAATATAAACCTTTTGTCCTTTATATGTTAATCTTCTTTTCATTATTTCTTCATCAAAATTGTTCATCCAGTTCATCATCCTCATTAGTTATATAGCATAAATGTAATATATTAATTTCACCAAATTCTAAGCTAACAGAAGCCACTCCATTGATATCAAAGCTTTCAAGTATTTCACCATCTTTTTCAGACTTAAAATACAAGCCATCCTCATCAACATAATAGCCATAAGTGATCTTATTTCTTAGTTTGCTTTTTGGCACTTCTTTTCTTTTTAGGTTTTATTTGCTCAGCTTTTTTAATAGCTTCTTGTTTTTTAATCTCTGCTTGTTGTCTATCATACCAACCTACAAGCATATTCATATAATTTTTCATACAGTTTGAACAAGCCCAGTTGATGTTAATGTTCCTATCTAATTGCTTTAATATAGGATTGAAGTTGTCTTTAAGCCAATTTAAATGGCATTTAGAAGGCAATGCTTTAACCTTCTTATAAGTTAATATAATTTCATTTACAGTCATAATAAACGCCTTTCTATAATTCTTAATAATAAAGGAGTGACCATTACAGCCACTCCACAAAACAAAACATATGAAAAAAGACTTATCCAGAAGGATAAGCAGAAAGAACAGTTGAATGGTTTAAAGTCTAACCATCTAACCATTGGAACAAAGTAATCAACAAATGTTGTTGTAAAACTAATGATCACAAATATAATAATAAAATCATCCATAAAACTCATTTAACTGCCAATTTTCTTGTATTTTTTTTGTTAGTCTGTCTATCATTTTTAATAATGATGTATAATGTATTTTACTCTTTTTAGCAAATATTGTTCTAATACCTCTACATTCTATTAATTGTTGCAATAGTATCTTATCAATGCCATCTAAACTATTTACCAGGTCTTGCAGCTTTTCTTCTTTAAAGCATTCATTCTTGTATGTTTCTAAGCCATTTAAACTATTAAATGAATTAGGAAGTATGTAAGTCCTATAATAAGGACTGTTAACACTTAGCAATTGATATATAGACACTTTATAAATGTATGCTTTCAGCTTATCATTTGCTTGTAGCTCAAGAATAAAATCATCACCTTTTTCAAACAATGCTAAAAATACCTCTTGAACATAATCATCTAAGTAAGGTACATTGTAATGTTTACCAATATTTTCAATATAATTTCTAAGTGTATTGATCTGCATTGGCAACATTAAACAAAATTAATAATTTTTTTCTACATTATGTATTTCACTTTTCAAGAAGCTTATGTTGGTTCTCATTGCATCACATACTCTGTAGCCACTTTCAAGCAATCTTCTGAGCCTATACATTTCAGGCACTTCAACATTTGCTTCATTGGTTGCTCTTGCTACACTAAAGCCTTCAGCTACTTTGTTGTGAATTACAGTTTCATAGTCTTGGTGTGCTTTAGTTCTAATTGTTTCTATGTAATACAGACTTGCTGTAAGTTCTTTAAGTTGCTTGTTTAATGTCTTGCCATCCATTATGCTTGTTTCATTGTATTGTTCTATAATGGTTGCTATTTTGTTTAATACTTCATTCATTTCTTAAGTCCTCTAATTCTTTTAATATGTTTAAAAAATCCTCAAATTCAATACAGGCATATTCAGTTTCAAAATTGCGAGTGAACACTACCACTGGCATAGCTCTTTGTGGTGCATCATTCTTAGCTTGTTTTATAGCCTTCCAAATGTTTAGCTTTTCTTGGTTCTTACATTCAAAACTAAATTCACTTATTATGCTGTTGTCATTAATTGATAAAATGTCACCTTTGAAAGACATACCACCACTTAAAGGTGTCCTTCTACAATTAGCATTTTCAAATTTGTTATTGATTTGCTTGGCTACTTGCCTTTCAAACCTATTGCCTTTTTGTTTTGCATTCATATTTATTGTTTTAAAATTTGGCTGAATAGTTGGCTAAGTCTTTCTAATTTACTATCCATTTAATGATGTTATTACCCACTCACCTACCAAATTATTTAAAATAATCTTAATTGTTTTCTATGTTCTTCAATTCTTTTTTTAGCTATATTAAAATATTCTTTGTCAAGTTCTATTCCTATAAAATCTCTATTAGTATTACAACAAGCAACACCTGTTGTTCCACTACCCATAGTAAAGTCTAAGACTGTCTCTAATTCGTTAGTGTATGTTTTAATTAAGTATTCTATTAATGCTACAGGCTTTTGTGTTGGGTGTATTGGTTTATGTGGTTTAGAAAAACAAACAACATCTTTAGGGTAATTTTTAAATTTACTTGTTTTTGGTTTTATTTGTTTTGAATAAATCGTTGGATTTTTTGTGTGCGAGGGTCTACCATTATTAACAACACACTCAATTAATCCTTGCGGATAATAAACAGGTGTTTTATTGCCAAATACACTTATAGTTTCATAATGTCTTAAAGGTCTTTTTTTTGAATTTAAATGTCCAGAACCTTTTGTTTTTTTCCAAATCCAATCATATTTATAATTCTTTATATTTGACATTCTTAAAGAACTACTAAAAGGCTCACTACCAAATAACACAATAGCACCATTTGGTTTTATTATTCTATTTAATTGTTCCTACATTGGTTTAAAAGGAATAATACTATCCCACCTACAAGCTGTTGTTCCGTATGGTGGGTCAGTTATAATAGCATCAATACTTTTATCAGGTATTGACTTCATTACTTCTAAACAATCTCCATTATGTAAATTTATTTTATTCATTTATTTTCATTCCAGCTAATACACCAAAAACAAAGCAAATGATGTAACCTAACGATATATATAACATTATTTCAGTCATCTAAAAATTGTTTTAATTCTTTAACC